GATTGTAAACACATAATCTTGTTAGACGCTAAGTCTATTTCATCAATCAGAAGAACAGCACCTTTTCTCATTGCTTTAAGAACAGGACCTTCTCTGAATACGATATTACCGTCAACTAAGGTGTTTGAACCGATAAGATCATCTTCATCTGTTTCAACTGTAACATTGACTCTGTAACACTCTCTTTTGAGTTTAGCACAGATTTGTTCGACCATCATTGTTTTACCATTACCAGATAAACCTGTAATGAAAACAGGAAAGAATAATCCTGAATTTATGATGTTTTTAAGATCAGTAAAATGTCCAAAAGGAACATACTCTTTAACGATCTCAGGAATAACTGTTATATCATTCATTAAGACGCTAGGAGCTCCGATTGAAGTAGAAGCGACTGGTAGGTCGACTACATTATTTTGAACTGACACTCCCGCTAGTTCAAGTGAATAAGTTCCATGTCCTACCCTAAAAGTAGGTTTTTGTAACCACGAAGGATTCGGACATCCCGTTTCTTGACAAATCTTTTTAATTTGTGATTTTGAAAACTCAGCTTGACCAGGATATACCTCTGCCGCTGCGTCTATAAATTTCTCATGTTGAGCTGTTAAGTTAATCATAATATATTTTTTACCTCTTTAATTTGATTATTTTTCATTATGTACATATTATAACAAAAGTGTACCCGCGGTTACAACTGTTATATTCATACTGCCATTTGTCCTACAAATTGATTTAGAATGACTCTTTGTTTCATCTTACTGTTACCAGCTTTAACAAGAGCTCTTTTTAAGGTACCTTTATTCGCACCTTCTTCAACTTTTAATTCGTCTATCTCATAATCAAGTTTTAATTTCTTTTGATTGATGAGAATAGCTAGATCGTAACACCCATCTGTGAATGATGTTGAAAGATTCGCAAATTCTTTTCTAGCTTTATCATAAGCTTCACCGTAATATTCAACATCAGCTCCACAAAAAAGATTTGCTGAACTTGAGATACTAGTACTTTTATCTGTTGATATGTAGAACCCGATAGTTCTGGATCCAGTAGTTTCTCTTATCCAATTTAATAGTCCGTGTGTTGTTCTTCTGTTAGTTAAGTTTTGAACTTTATTGTATTTTCTATCTATCAGTCTAGCTCTAGAACCTGATAAACAAGAATGACTAGAACCATCAGTCAATGTAATAAAACTACAAACATCTATATTGTAATTCATTTTGAAATCATCTAAGTAATCTCTCATTAATAATAATGAATGATCTAATGGTGTACCACCCAGGTATAAATTATCAGGTGTATTAAATTTCATGTCATAAGTAGAACTTGTTCCATCCCAAACATATCTGTTATCGATTGAATCTGCTAGTTGAAACCAATTTTCTACAGCATGAGTAAAATCTTTGTTACTCATTTTTTCATTGTATACTTCTAGAAGTTTTACACTTCCTAAGTCCCAAGTGACATCTTTGTATTCTTTACCAAACATTTTATTTGAGTTATAAAGCTGTTTAGCTTCGTCTTTTTTATCATAATCTCCGATATTATTAATAGACTCAGGATATTGTTGATGTCTATAGGAATCTGAAAATGCAAATAATTTAAAAGGAATAGAAAGTCTTCTACAGAACATTGAAAGTAAAGTTGCTTGTTCAACTGTTGCCTTGACCGAACCACACATTGAACCTGACCAATCTAAGATCATTACAACACCATGATTTTTTCCTTCTGGTGTTACTTGTATTCTGTTGAAAATATCGTCTTTTAATTGATAGAAAGGAAGTTTACTCATATCAAGTTCACCTGATTTAGCAGACCAACTTCTTTTGTAGTCAGCAGCTGCTTTCTTCATTTCAAATTCTTTTACCATATAACTGATAATCTTTTTATTAGAATCCATAAAAGTTTTTACTTGTGTACTAACTTTTGTTCTATCAAATGATCTACCATTCCAATCTGGTTTTGTAAAATGAGTATCTATTTCTTTATGATCAATAATATAGTTTTCATATTTTAATTTACCTGGTAGTTCAAAGTAAGTTGGTTCATGATATTCATTATCATCATACAATTCTTCTTCTTTGTTTCTGAAAGCTTCATCTGATATAGATTTGTTTAGTTCATCTTCTAATTTTTTTCTTGAAGAAGCACCACCTTCTTTACCATCTCTAACAGTTTCATCTTTACTTTCTTGACCATTTTTAGAAGTGTCTTCGTTGTTTGAATCAGAACCATCTGTAGAATTTGACTCCTGTTCTGAATCATCAGAACTCGAATCACTAGTTGAGTTTGCATCAGAACCTTCTTCATCTTCATCTTCATCTTCTGATTGATCTGTGTTTACTGACATTGAATCTGATTCTTCTTCTTGATTGTCTTCTTCATTATCAATCATTTCATTAATCATATCTTGAACTTCTTGATCAGTTAATGATTTTAAGTTATCTTCTGTAAGTTTTTCTTGTCTTTCAAATAATTCAGTAGCCAACTCTAAAACTTCTTCAAATGTTTCTAATTTTTCACATTTGTTTATATAAGTTTGTTCTTCTTGATTGAATGAAATATTAGTTACTGATCCGATCTTATAGAATAAATTGATTCTATCAATTAGATTGAGTTCATGTATATTAGTATCTCTAATTCCGAAAAAATCATTATTAGCTAACTCTTTATAACCAGCAAAGAATGATCTTCTTAGTCCAGGATATTTCGTTTTTATTTTTTTCTCGATTCTAACATCTTCTATAACATTTAAATATCCTTTGAAAGTCATACCTTTTTCAGATACAGCACTATGCCAACCTTCTAAAGGAGTATTAAGAGCATGACCAACTTCGTGACCCATAAATAGATCAGTAAGTTCAGGACTCATTTCTTCTTTAAGAACTGGACAACAAAGTGTCCTAGATTTGACATCAAAGTACGCTGTAGGTACTTGTTTATGAATAACTGTAATGTTTTCCGTAGCCATTAATTTAGCTAAAATGTCTTTATTTGTTTTTTGAATCTCTATCATGTATATATTATACTAAAAGTGTACCTGCGGTTACAAGTATCTGAACTTTTAATTGTATTTTTACCTCTTTTTGTCATTATTTCAAACTATATACATAGTATAACAAAAGTGTACCCGCGGATTCAAGTTTTTTTACATAAATTCGAACCAAGAAGTCAAAATATATTTAGTAGTTTTAGATTTTAAACCACAATGATAGAATGGAATTCCAGATGGCCATATTGCAACGGAACCAACTTGAGGATCGATAGATGTACCAGCCATAGGAAATATTGTTTCACCACCGTCTACTTCATTCAAGTAAACAATAAGAGCTAAGTATTTTTTGTAATGTTCTTTACCCGACTCAATATGAACTGCAGGATATCCTTTATCTTCTGGACTATATTTCTGTATTTGTAAGGAACGAAATCCTGTAGCGTAAATATCAGTTAGGGGTTTATCGAAGGGTTTGTAATCAGGGTGACATAAAGAATGTAAATACTGTTCGTATTGTGTCCCGATTGGATATAATCTTTCAAACAATTCATTCTTATACTCTATAGCATCTGGTCTAGGATCACCAATAAGTTGAAGTTCACTTGCTTGTTTTCTATGATCATCAGTTCTAATTTGTAAACTGTTTTCAAAATATGATATTAAATCTTCACACCAATCACTTGTAAAAACCTTATCGTATGTTTTGATACATTCTGATAAATGTGAATCAAAATTTAGATGTAATACCGATGCTAAGTTCACAAAGTAAATCTAGCTTTATACTTTTCTTTTCCTCGAGCTCTCATTTTTTGAATCTTCTTTGCTTTCTCAAAAGCTCTTTGTCTTGAAAGCTTTCCGATTCTATCGATAAAAAGAATACCGTCTAGGTGATCTAGTTCATGTTGAAATACTCTAGCTGTTAATCCTTCAGCTAGTTGTCCTTCTTCTTCTTGTAAAGCTGTCTTATATTTAATAGCTACATGAGAGGGTCTTACTACTCTTGCAAATACATCAGGTAAAGATATACAACCTTCTTCCATAGTATTCATTTCAGGAGAAAAATCTACTATACTTGGATTGAAACAAACAACTGATTCAGCTTTCGTTTCACCTCTCATAGCAAAAACTCTTGTTTTATATCCTATCTGATTCGCTGATACACCTAAACCAGAATGATCAAACATAGCATTAATTAATTCATCTTTTAAAACCATAGGATCGACTAACGGATTTTTAAAATCAAATACTGGTACGACTTCTCTTAAGTCTTTATCTGTTTTTACTATATTTGACATTTTTCTAATTTTATCAGTTTTAAGAATTGTTGTTTCTTCACTCATTTTATCCTACTAAAGTTATTTGTTTTTTCAAACTCAATAATGTTATTGAATTTTTCATTCATTGATTCACCTTTGTGTGAAATAATAAATGTGTTTGTGTTATCATCTAAGGTATGAAGTATCTTTAAGAATTCGTCTGTACCACCTTCATCAAGTGAACTATCAAATACTTCATCAAGAATCAGTAAGTTTGTGTTGACTGAATTCTTTAATTTAGCTATTGATCTCCATGTAAACAATAACGATAAATCTATTCTCATTTTCTCACCTTCACTAAATGAAGCGTATGAAAAATTGTCTCTGTATCTAGATTTTATTTCTTCATTAAATTCTTCATCAAGTTCAAATTGTACAAAGAATTCCATACTAGCTAAGTATTTGTTGATCAACTTATTCATGATCGGTAGATACTGTCTTATTATCTTTGTCTTGATACCACTATCTCTAAGTAATAGTTCTGCTAAATCATGATAATGTTTTTTATCTGATATTTCCGCATCCATACTTTGTAATACATCTAATGCTTTACGATACTTTTCTAATTTTTCTTTATCGTCTTCGGCATGTTCTTGTTGTTTTAATTCATTAATCTGTCTTTGAACTTTATTGATGTATTGTTCGTTAGTAGATATTAAATTTTGATTTCCTTGAATAGAAACTTGTATTTTAGATATCTCTTGTTGAACATTTGATATTTCTTGAAGTCTTTGATTAATTTCTTGAACAGTAATACTTCTTTGATCTAAATTTTGATCAATCTCTTTTAAACTATTACTAGTGTCTGAACATATATGTTGTTTATGATCTGCTTCAATATCTTGTTTACAAGTTGGACATTCATCATTGTCTTCATAAAATTTTAATTCTTTAATAAACTTTTTTCTTTCCGTTTCAAATTGTCTTTCATCACTTAATGTTTGTTGAAGTTTTTCTCTAATGTCTAATTCATCTTCAATAGTTTTTTGAAGTGTTTTGACTGAAATTATATCTGTATCAATATTTGTTTTATGATCTTTAACTTGTTCTTTATGTTGAACAATATCTTTACTGAGATTATCAATCATTTCATCACGATTTTCTTCTAATCGTTTCATTGAATCTTCTTGACTTTGAATTTTAGACTCACCAATCTTTATATTGGTTTTTATTTCTTCATACTCATGTCTTAAAGCTGATGTTCTTTGTTTTAAACAATCTTTCATTACAGAAAATATCTGAATATCAAGTATATCTTCTATAATTTCTCGTCTTTCTGGTGTATTCAATTGCATGAATGGAGTAAATGTAGAGCTTCCTAAGACAACTACTTGTGTAAACGACTTGTAGTTCAACTTTAGTATTTGTTGCTCTAGAATCGCTTGATAGTCCCTTACAGACGCATCCTGATGCATTAACTTACCGTCTCTGTATATCTCGAACTTATTAGGTTTGATAGTTCTAACTACACGATATTGATTTCTTCCTATTTGAAATTCAATTTCTACAACTGTTCCTTTTTGATTGATAGAATTTACTAATGCTGTCTTTGGTATTTTCCTAAAGGCTCTACCAAATAAACCAAAGGTCAAAGCATCAAGAAGTGTTGACTTTCCTGATCCGTTGGCACCAATTATTAATGTTGTTTTCTTTCTAGATAAATCTATTTCTGTGAATTCATTACCAGTAGAAAGAAAATTTTTAAATTTTACTTTACGAAACTTTATCATATATTAACTATAGTGTTATTTTACTACTGATGGTCCTGGAGGTGTGATTATAGTACTAAATGCTTCTTGATATTGATTTAGTAATTTTGTTTCTGGATCAACTGTCCACACAATGTTATCAGGATTGAGAGTAATATTACCTGTTCCTAATATGTTATATGGATATAAATTAACTTTAGGTCCTTGACCTTCCATAGCTTGTTGATGTACGAATAGAGGATTCTCTATTTCATTGTTTTCATGTAAGTCAGCGATTAACATCTCACCACTGTTTAATTGTATTATTTTTATCATACTAATATGTCTAAACTTTCTGTATATAATGATCTCATTAATGTATCAAGTTTAGTTTTGTCTCCATCGATATTTAAACTGTCGATATGTTTTGTAAGAATTGTTAATGTATCTTCGGCTTCTCCGACTAATTCATCTTCGTTAAGAATATCTAAATTACTATGATCTTCTACAACTTTTAAATCAGCTGGTTGAGCTTTGATAAGTTCTTCTATAAACACATCAAACCAGTAGGGTTCACTTTTATTCGTAACAATAACTTTTACGAATGTATTTTTTATACTACTAAAATCTTTCTTCTTAATAGTCATTAATGTTTCATTTGAATCGTCATAAAAAACTTTATGAAACATTTTTAGAGGATTTTTAATGGCCTCAATTTCTCTTGTTTCTGTATCAAAAACATGAAAATACTTTTCATCACCAAAATCATTCCATGTGAATTCCATTTGTGATCCGAAATATCTAATATTACCTAATTGTGATTTGTGATGAAAATGTCCTGAGAAGACAGCTTCAAATCTTTCAAACCACGACACCGGTGTACCTCCACCATGAAAATGTCCAGGACTTAACATACCACCATTTACTTCTAAATGTGACATGACAAAAGGTGCTGTTGTTAACTGTAAGAATTCTTCTACTTCATCTTCGTTTTCAGTATTAATCCAAGGTAGTAATGCTATTTCTAATCCGTCATATTCTTTTGTTATTGGATCAGTATAGATGTTAATATTATCACTTTGTAATAGATAGTCAGGACTATTCAACTTATTGGTTGATTTAAAGTATATGTCGTGATTACCTACAATCAAGTCCATTTTAATACCTCTTTTATTTAAAGGTTCAATAAAATGTTCATGATTCTTATGTAAAGAATAAAAATTTACATCACGCCTTCTGTCGAAGTAATCTCCTAGATGTATAATTTGTTTGATGTCATGTTTGTCTAAGTACGGAAAAAAGATTTCTGTATAAAATCTTCCTTGGTACTCTGCAAACATTTGATTATTGTTTCTGATACCTGCATGAGTATCATTTAGCAAAGCTATTTTCATAATGTATTACTTGTCTTCTTTTTTCTTAGACCCACGAGGTTTATAGTTTATTGGGCTCATATTCTCTTGTAAATAGTCTACATAAGAATTGTTCATTCCTGTAGTATCACCGTCCATTGTATCAAAAGTATCATACAGAACCCCAGCTTGTTCGATACTTCTTTGTTTGATTGCTGCTTGTTTCTTCTCTTTATGAATTCTTCTCAAGAAAGCGAAATAGATAATTTGTGTAACATAAGCAAACGCATTAGTTGATTTTTCTTCTTTAAAATTTTCAATATACTGTAAACAGTTTTCAATACCATCACATATCATTTCATCTCTATAAGAATAGTTAATGAAATTTGGTTTAGTAGAAAGTCTTGTAGCTATCTTATAAATACACTCTCCAATATACTCTGAAACTCTAGGTTTGTCTACTTCTGTTGCTATAGCGTCTCTACATGCCATGTTATGTTCAATGATAGCTGCTGTAAACTCTTTATTGTTTACATAGTGAACTGATGCTTTAGTTTGTCTTTTTTCTCTTTTTTCTGAAGTCATATATCTATTATACTACCAAATTGATATCTGTCAAGTACTAATTGTTTAAAGGTTTACTTAATTCTTCCCAACTTGTTTCATAGTCACTATCACCATCAACATAACCCATAACACCTAACTTTTCATACTCAGGTATTAATTCTTCTTTCAATAGTCCTATTTTCTTTAAATTTGGCATGATTCGACTAAATAATATGTCTTGAAATTGTTCTGACAGCACATGCTCTTTTAAATATTGTTCTGTATACTCTATGCCCAACTCATACTTTTCCCAAACATCATACGCTTTGAGTCTATTTCTACTTACAGTACACGCTTCTAAAGCAAATTGAGCTCTATCAAGTTGTTCTTCTTCTGTAAGAGTCTGTACAAAATCAGTTAAATAGTTTATACCAAAAGTTACATGCCTCGCTTCATCTCTAATTATATATCCAATCATTTGTTTGTATACTGGATCGTGAGTTGAATCTTTTGCTACATTAAACGCTGCTAATGCTAATCCTTCTATTACTACTTGCATTCCGATAAATTTTAAATCCCATCTATGATCTGTAAGTATTTTATCTAGTAAACCCTTTAAAGCTGTTCCGATTGGCCATCTACGACCCAATCTTGTTTGTATATACTTATTGAATGCTTCAACATGCCGTGCTTCATCAAAAGTCTGTGATGCTGCATATAGTTTTGCATTGAATGTAGGTGCACAACAAGCTAGTTGTGATGCTACTAATAAAGCACCTTGTTCTCCATGTAAAAACTGACTGTTACTCCAAGCATCTAAATCATGAAAGAAATCTTTTCTTTTTTCTTTACTAAATGTCTTGAACACTTGATGTTGTTCCCATTGTGAATTCTCTATATCGAAATGATCTTCTGGTAATGGTGGGTAGTCAGGACTCCAATCTACATCTTCTTCAACATTCCAATTTAATTTTTTTCCTAATTCATATAGTTTTTTGATTCTGTTGTCTTGGACTGTGTAATCCCAATTATATGATCCTGTTAAAGGTGTTTGAAATATTTCTACAACATCTGTAGGATCTAAATCTTTAGACAAATACTCGTTATCTAAGTCTTGAACTTCGCTTGGTGTTTCTATTTTTACTATTTTCATATTTTTTCTCTGTCTTCTATTTATTGTTCAAAGTTTTTTCATTTATTTTCAAATAATCGCTTGACAGATTTAGATTCATACTGTAAAATAAGTATGTACTGTCGAGAAAAGAGAATATACTATATAAAGAGATCAATGAATTATGTCTTCTGTATCAGGTAAACTCTGATATTCATAAAAATCATCTTCTTCATCATCACGATAGTCTTCCCACATTTCATCTCTATGTAATACTTTTGATAATCTATTCTTTACTAACGATGCGAGTTGAACCTGTTGTGCTTCGAAATCTTGTTTTGTAGATTTTATTTCAATAGAACCATTGTCTCTCATTTCTGACCAAGCAGCTATCGATTCGTCATATAAATGTATGAATTGATCTGTTATAGATGTTCTTACTATCACATCTCTTTCAGATATTATCATTCTATCTTGATGTGTGAAAGGTACGAATGGACCTAAATGAATTGATACTCCACCTGATACTGCTGATTTACACATAACATTCATAGGAAAGTTTAGTTCTAACTTAGTAATGTTAATCTCTCTAACCAATGCGAAAATTTCTTTTCCGTCTATTAGTCTTAGATACTGATATTCAGTATTGTCTTTATTCATTGGCATTAGCTGGTATCCTTACTGAATGTATTTCATAGTTAAAATTTTCGGTACTATAGATATTTATTCTTTCTGAAAAGTGGTTGAGAGTATAATTCATATTTTTTTTCCAAGAAAGATCATCTGCAATATCGTATAATGTAACTTTATCTTTATCTTCTGACTTTCTCAATCCTCTACCTATAGACTGTAAATTACGAATTCGACTCTTACTAGGAGAAGCGAATACAACATTGTGTAGTCTTTTTATGTTAATACCAGTTGAAAATGTACCGAACGAAGCTACGATTATTGAATCTTTTTCTTTCTCTACAATTTCTCTTACTTTTTCTCTATCTAAAGCATCTGTACCACCAAAAACAAAGAATACTTTTCTATCTAACTTGTTCAACAAGTCAAACAATGGTCTACCATGTTTTTCAACAAATTGAAACAACACTAATGTATTTCCATTCAAATCTTTTACTAAATTATTTATGAACATATTTCTTCGTTCATTTCTAACTATCCAATCCATTTCTTCTTGATAAGTCATTTTACTTACTAATTTTCGTTCTTCATCACAATAAGCTAAGACTAATGCTTGTATATCTAATTGTGCAAGAGTTCCTTCTGCCATTAGATCAGCTGAAGTTGTTACAAAGTAAGCAGGACCAAACATACCTTCTAACTGTAGTTTGTGTGTCTTGGTCTCTTGTAAAGTACCTGTCGTACCTATTTTGTATTTTACTTCTGTTAATGATTCCATTATCTTTGTAAGAGACTTAGCAGCAAATAGATGTGCTTCATCTCCTATGATCATTCCAAACTCATTACCGAAAGACTTCGGTAATCTCATCATTGATTGCCATGTAGTTATAACGATTGGAGCATCAGCACCTTTATCACCACCATATATTTTAGCGATATCACCTTTGAATCCGTAGTCTTGAAAATCTTTAGTCATTTGTTCTACTAAAGATGTGGTTGGTACTATGACGAGAGCTTTCTTATTCTTCTTTAAAAAGTTGTATCTAATAAGACAATAAATCATTAAAGACTTACCTGATGCTGTTGGAGATACTAATATACATTTTTGATTATGAGCAGCGTAGGCTATGGCTTCTTTCTGATAATCTCTAAGTTCAAACGGTATATCTTTAACTATCTCTTGATATCTTTCTATAGTAAAAATATCTGTTTCTTTTTCATATCCTTCAATAGTATAGTCTCGTTCATCACAAAACTCTTTGAGATAATCATACAATCCTAGATAAATTTTATTTGTATTTAGATTGAATAGACGAATGTATCCGTCCCAAAATCGTTTTCGAACAGCTGGTATAAAACTTGCACCAGGAACTTTGAATTTAAAAAATTCTGAAAGTTCTTTTCTGATTGAATCTTCTGCTGAGACTGTAAGATAAACTTCGTCTGTTTTGGCTACTACGAGCCTGCCATGAACTTTCGCCATTCTATAATATTCTTTATTGTTTGATGTCTCCAAGTAATTTGTGAGACAATATCTGTTAATGCATCTACTGTTACTCTTAGATATTCTAATTTATCATTTAAATCTTGAATATCTTTATCAGCACCTGTAAACTTATCGTAATCAGATTTTAGAACTGTCAATCCACCGAATGGATCATAATCCCAATTATTTTCTTCTATTTGATCTCTAGACATTTTACCACCATACCACAACCATTTATCTTTGTTGAGTTCTTTCATCTGTCTTTCGAAACGAATGACTTCTAATTTTTTATCAGACAAAAGTTCTGAATATTTAGCGTGTAGTTTTGGTACTTCTAGAGAAGATGCGTCTAGTTCGATATCGTCAATAGGACAATCGGACTTCCACATATCTTGTATTTGTTTTAAATTCATAATGTATATATTATATAGTGTACTTATTAAGTACTGGTTTTTACTTTGAAAAGTGTATACCTCAAAGTAAGATCACAAACAGCGTATTCGACACCGGTTGTATCCGAAGCGAACTCTATTGACCCAAGACTTGTTGGAAAACAGTCTTGAAACATAAATTCGACATTCGCGTTGTTAGATGATGAGTTAACAATAATTGTTGCATCGGAATACATATTCTCAAATGATGCTCTACTAAATTTACCTGTCGGTGTTTGAGAAGAATTAACTAGATTTTGAAAATCATCTGTATCACTTCCTGGGCCCAATTGCATAATCCAGTTGAAGATTTCTTGATAGTTTCTCATATCTTCATCTACAACAAATTTAACATTTAGGGGATCAAATTCAATCTTATCACCCGGTAAGTATGAATTAATAGCAAGTGTAGTAGAATGTAAAGCTTCACTAAAGTTTACACCCGGTAATGTTACACCTGTACAAAAGTATTTTGTTTTTGGTAGTTTATTAATCTGTAGATCAAAATTTACTGGACTTAAATAGTTTAAGTTTGTAGGTTGATCTGCTTGCCAATTACCTGTTGCCATATTATTCCTTTATTCCGAACACATAGTTTTCTGCAGCGTTCTCAGCATACATTTCACTATAACCGTCAAATAATTCGTCTTTCACCCACACATTATTGTTAAACATTCTTATACCAAAAGTTGATCTATTAGCTAAATCTTTTTTTATATGTACCTCAGCTTTAAGATTGTCGTTTTCGTAATCGTGTATTTTTTCATCAAATTGTATCATTGTATTATTATTGTTGTTTTCTCCATACCAATTCCATCTACCGTCTTCGGGTTCAAGATGACTATTGATAATGTCAGAAATAGTTTTCTCTTTCATGTATGTATATTTATAACAAACAAAAGTATCAACTAAAAAAAAGAGCTCCCGAAGGAGCCCTTTGAAATCATACGATTTAGCTATTACTAAGACTAGAGAAGGTTTAATACTTCGAATGATCTGTAGTAAGAGTTAGTGCTTGCTGTTGCCAAGCCATCAGCCGGAGTAGCTCCTACGAATGGGTTTGAAACCATACCGTAACGAGTTTTAAATCCGATTTTTGGTTGGAAAGTGTTTTCACCAACTGCACGAACCATTTGTAATGGGACATAAGGACAGTAGAACACACCAGCGTCAAAAGGATTAGTTCCTCTATAACCGACTGTGCAATATCCTTCACCACCAGTTACGCCTGTAGGTCGCTGTGCGACTGAAGCGTAGTATGGATCGATATATACTTTGATAGAACCATTTAAGATTCCAGCAAAAGTACTTCCAGTATCGTCAACTGTTAAACTAGTTGATAACGCTGGAGCGTAATCTAATACACCAGCCATTGCTAGAGCAGAAGCTACATCAGACGAACACATGATAAAGTTACCTTTACCTCTTCTTGTTTGTCTTGCAATAACATTTGCGTTTCTTTCAATGTGGTACATAAGACCTTTGAATTTCTCAACTGACCATCTTCCTGAAGAATCTGTATCTAAGTTGAATTGACCATTTACAGCTGTTCCTGTTAGGTTTGGTTCTGACGCCACACCTTCTATTTTAGCTTGTGAATTAACAGTTCTAACAACTTCTCTGTTGATTTCCGCTAGGATTTCACCAGATAAGATATTTGCTAATTCTGTTTCAGCATCTAGACCATGAATTGCTTTAAGGTCTTGTGCTAGTTCGATTGTATACTCAGCTTTTAGCGCTCTGCTTTTAGCTGTAACTGTAGCTTTCTCGATTGTGAAAGACATTTCTGGTATTGCAGCATCGATTTCCGCAGTAGCCGTCGCGGTTCCTGTACCAGTTGTGTAACCTGATTGTATTGCTGTGTTAGCTGAACCAGATGCAAATGGGTCTGCACCCGCATGCGTGCCTGAACCAGCGAAGTCTGTATCGGCTTCGTTGAACATGGCTTCTGTTCTATCTATCGCAGTAGTACTATCAACATATCTAGCTTTCATTGCAAAGATAAGACCTGTTGGTCCTGTCATTGGCTGAACACCACATATATCATAGGCTACCAAGTTTGGCATTGCTCTTCTTACCAAAGAAATTAGGATAGGATCCCAATTTGCTGCAGTTGCTGTAACACCAGATCCTGCTACAGTACCTGTACCAGCTCCTAGTGCTTCGTTCATTGCACCTCTTTCTTCGTTAATTGCTCTTTCTTGGTTTTCAAGAATAACGGAAGTTACTGCTCTTTTATAGTTGTCTTCGATTTTTGGAAGATCAGCATGTTCTAGAACAGGTGCCCATTTTTCTTGTAAGTTTTCTGACATAAACATTTTGTTTATTCCTCTTTTATTATTCGTTCAGTACTAACTACTTTTGAGTAGTAGTAACCGATGCGAATTTACTTAATGCAGAAGTGTATTTTGACATAGACTCATTAACAGGTTGTGCTACATCGCCACTACCTGAAAAGTCTGCATCTTCACTTACTACAGTACTATCGTCAGAGACAGCTTCTAACTTTTCAGTTCCGAAGTATGATTCTTTCAATGTTGATACTTTCTCTTGGAAATTCTCTACACTTTCGAAATCTACATCTTCACTTAGAGCCTTTAACTTCTCTACCTGAGTATCAGCTAAGTCATTGCTGGCTTCGCTAATAATTTTTTCACGCTGAAGCTCTTCGATATCTTGTTGAGCTGAGATGTTGCTAGCAACTTCTTCGTTCAACTTATCTTCCATTTCGTCAAGTCTGTTTGCTAGTTCTTCAACTACATCAAACTTGTCTTCTGGTACTTCA